TCTAATACCATTTAGTGCTCCTAATTCTGAGACGGCTAGCGTATCAGATTACTTCGTCTTTTTTGTTGAGGCTTTCTTGGCGGTTGGTACTGAATAGTAGCCACCAGCATGCATACGAAAATCGTTTGGATGTTTTTGTCCCAAAATTGAAATGTGGGATAGGGTGGTAGCAGCGTCATCGCCTTTTGTATGCTTCCATACATCGCGGCCTTTAAACTCAGGCCCTTCTGGAAGGGCGCCTTTACCTAGTTTCTTAGGAACCTTTGCCATTAGCCAGCCTTGCGCTTTCGGCCAACATCGGAACGGTCACCTGAAACAGCGGTTGCTGGTCTATCTCTGTAAGTAGCTCCAGCCTTGTCTCCGCTTGATTTACATCCCGCGCAAACAACATCGCCGCCACTTGCCTCCATTGATACAGAAGACCCGCAGTTTGGGGTTTGGCAGGCTAGTCTAGTAATCTTAGTTGAATCTACAACACCTTTTTGAATTGCTCGGCCAATAGTACGGCGGTGCTCTTCACGTGCTGGACCAGCTGGTGTTCTTTCAAAACGGTTTTGTGCTAACTGCAGCGCACCATGCTCGCGGTCTGACAAAGTGGGCATGTATTCAAAGTCTTTTGCCTGGGCGCCTTTACCACTCAAAGACTGCTGTACTGCCCGTCCGTGCGCTTTTTCTTCTCTGCCAATACGCTTTAAATCTGTTTCGTACGTGCTTTCGGTTGCTGCTTCGCGCTCACGTGCCACAGCGTTACCCTTAGCAACAACTGCTCGAACCTCTTCTGGGCTCTGCATAGGCAGGGTTACTCGCTTAAATTGTTTACCTTTTGCTGGCATTTTATTTCCTCGCGCTTTCTATGCCGTCTGAAAAGTGAACTGAACGACGAACAAGGCTTTGGTGTCTTGAAGTTGTGGGACTGTATTTAGTCTCTGGCATGTGCCATCCATGGGCCTCTGAATGCCAAGCAATTGGAGTGCTGTATGAACTAACAACGTAATCGGGATTATGCGCCTGAAAAGTATCGGCGTGCTCTTTAGGAAGGCGGCCAAGACCAAGCGAGGCGGCGCCTCCGCTTAGGTTTGAACCTTTAAATGGGGCCTTTGCTGCAATAAGTTTGCCAGCATCCCTGTTGCTAGTTCGCTTTGCCATTACTTACTCTTTTCGTAATTTGCGCGGACTCTTACGTTGTTTTTAAAGTACTTGGCTCCTGGGCCCTGTCCTTTAGAAATAATATCTGCGCCGTCAACAAAGGTAAACGGCTTATCAAAATCAGCTTTAGCATTAGGGTCATACGCACCAGAAGTTGCGCGGCGTAGTCCTTCCATAGCGTTGCTATGAGCAGCTATTGTTTTTTCAGTATCAAACTGTGTGCGCTTTGCTTTCATACTTTACGCTCCCCAGGTCCGTACTGTTCTCTTAGTTCGGTTCTTAGACGAGACTGTGCTCGTGCTTTTCCTTCTTTAGAACCGGAAACAATCTTTCCTAAATGTTCATACGCGTCTGTAGCTTCAATTGCTGTATCAGCATCTTTTCGTACACGCTTTGACATTTCTCCAGCCTTACCCTTGTTCAAACCACGCGCTTTAATATAGCGCTGAGCGTTGTCGTCGTGGGTTCCGCTGCTAATGCGAGGGCGGCCTTCGCGATACAAAGGATTGTGTTTTGGCTCCATTATTTTGGACCTCCTCCAAAATTATCACGAATATCTTTAATCTCAACAGCCCTTCTAATTTCGTTTTGACGGTCTTGTTTTGCTTTGTACTCCGCCATGTCCGAAGAAGATGGCTTTGCATACCCGGCTTCTTCTCGGTCTAGCCACTGGCTAAACTCTGAAGGTTGTTTTGCCGGTGCCGGAAACTGTTGTCGGCTTTTTTTGGAAAACATACCTTACGCTCCTGGGTTGACTTTGCTTGGAGCCTCAGAGTTAATAAATCCATAGTTCATGTATGGATGCAAGTCAGCACGGTTAGCTACTACAGTCTGGTCTCCCATGCCTGCAGCGACAGCTGTGTTAGGACGACGCTTACGGTACTTACCGTCTGTTGCGCCCTCTAGCATATCTGCGTTCTGGGAACGCGAATTGTTGACGGTCATATTTACCTTTCTATGCCATTCTGTTTGCTACTTGGCGTGCAGCTTTTCTACGGCTACAGCCAGAGCAAAGTGTTGAGTTTAAAGCTTGAACTGGGTTCAGTATGCTTCCACAAGCTTCGCACGGATTTGACCCGTTGTAAACCGATACGCTCTTGCCGGTCGAGCGGTCAAGGACATACGGCATGCCCTCGCCCATAGGGTCTAAATACTGAAGTGGTTCCGACATAATAGTATTTTATACCTGTCCTAGGGTGTTACGACTGGTGGACTCAGTGGTATTTGGCTTCTGTGCGAAGTCAGTTCGTTCGTAAGTCCGGCTGGTAAGCTCAACAATATCCTCAATACCGTACTCCGTGGTCTTATACCCGTATCTAGCCGGAAATAGCTCCACCTGTGGGAGGGGAGGTCGGACGTACTCTTGAATCTCTTCCTGCGTCATGTTTGCTACTTCTAGAGACTGAGTAACCAACCGCTCTTGGTTGCTAGCAAAAGGACCAATATAAGCTTGCGGTGGATACGCTGCTTTTTCAGGAGCTAGCCACGGTCTGTTGGTAGACCAAGGATGCGTTCCATAATTGCCGTCTGGGGTATTAGGCATTAGTTTTCCTTAGGTTTTTCTTCCGAACCTCTTGACGCGTGATAATTTTTTAAAAACTCAGCGTAACGCTGGCTTTCACGTGCTAGCGCTGCATGCTTTTCTGGATAGAGGATGCGGTCAATTCTTTGAGCAAACTCTCTATTCTTAGGGTCATCGTAAAAGTCTGGGTTAATAGGCACTTTACCAACCGTCGCTTGCTGTTGGACCAATAGGTTTTGGCGTAGTGAACTTATCGCGTAATCCTTGTGCTAAATGTTCTGCGCGACCTTTAACTTCCGGAGCTTTATCAAACGCAAAGTCTACAGCTTTGTCAACAACGCCACCGACATTTGGAACACCGGCACCTTTAACAGATGCTTTAGTTACATCACGTGCGTCTCCACCTTCGCGGTGTGCTTTAACGCCAGCCTTTGCTCCACGAGCTACGCCTACGGCTACCTTCTTCCACATATGCTTAACTCCAAGCTGGGCGCATACGTGCCCATTGGTCTGTACGAACTGGATTAATTACACCCGGTGAATCGCTTCTTACGGATGGTCCCGCTTTTCCGTCGTTTGGTAAATGCGGAGCTGGAACTAATCTTGCGTCAGGTGCGTAACGTGGTGACATTTGACCTCGCTTTGCAGCAGCCATCTGTCGCTTAATTCCGCGGTCTCTATCTAAACTTTTTGGATAGTAATAATCTGATGGGTCAATGCGCTCGCCGCGGTGAACTCCGCGTTGGTAAGAACGCTGTCCAATTCGTTGTTTTAATTTATCAAGAACTTGGTCTGATGCGCTGTTAGGTCTGCCGCGGTCATCACGACGTGTCCTAATAGTGCCAAGGTACCCATCCGGATACTCTGCGGACGGCTCTCGACCCACACCCATGCGTAAATAGTCGAGCTCAGAGCGAGCAACAGGAACACCGCCGCCACCATAATTGGTGTACGTTCCGTATAGCCCAGAAGCTCCTAGGCTTTGTACATTCTGATGGGTACCTGGCATATACCAAGTTTAAAACCAATCAGGTGCTTATTCTCTACAAAGTCGTGTCGCAGTTAAAAGGTTTTCTGCAGTGATTAGGTACCCTTTAGATAGGTTAGGGGGTATCTCGCAGCTAACCTCTCTGCCGAACTCTTTTACCGCAAATTTTAGGGTTTCAGTGGGGACCATGATTACGCTTTGCTCAATGACAAACGCCCAATACTCGGCTGTGGTGACCATAAGTCCGCTTGGAGCCCAGGCTCCTTTTCCGACAAAATAACACTCAGTTTCGATGTATAAGTTATTGGTTTTGTACCACTTGCGGTCGCGCTTTACTTCAACTGTTTTGTCGCCTGTCAGAAGACTGCCGACTAGTGATTCGCCCTCTACTCCGTACCCGAAGTCCAAGTCGAACGATGAATTTTTTGCCATGTGTGTAGCCTAGCACAAATGCAAGAGGGCCCTAGCTTTCGCTAAGGGCCCTCTTCGCTATTTAGTTTTTACAAAGAAGCTGCGCTCTCATTAAAGTTTGGAGCTTGACCTCTTGTGTTCTTAACAATTCGTCCATTAGCTTGGGTTAAACCAGCTGCTGGGTCTTGGTAAGAAGGCATTGATGTTTTAATTCCACCGTAGGAAGCTTGTGAAGTCGCTTTCTTGTTGACGCGCTTGCCAACTGGTTGTGCGTATGGGTCGCCAGCTTGGGCACCCTTCTTCTTAACAAGTTTGCCAGACGTTGCTTCAGCGGAGGCATTACGCGCTCCACGAGCAGCACTGGTCTCCATGGTAGGAAACTTGCTCTTTGGTTTGTCCATTATTTATTCCTCTTCGGCCTAAGAGTTGGTATTACTAAGGTACTGCAATACCTATCAGGAAACTGCGTTAATTCTAAAAACAATGGCGCTGATGGTGTCCCCATTGCTGTCTACGGAGGCAAAACCAGGCACACAGGCTAGGTCGATGCCTCTAGGGGCGGTATACCCACGGGCGATAGCTATGGCCTTCACGGCTTGGTTTACGGCACCGGCACCCACGGCTCGAATCTTGCAGGTGTTGTTCTCATAGATTGCGTGAGCAATAGCTGAGGCAACGGATTGGGGGTTGCTTCCTGCGCCGACGCGCAGAATCTGTTCTTCTTGTGTTTCAGACATTATTACCTCTATGTTCGTATGTTGTGCTCCCGTGGTATACAGGGTATATCAAATCTGTATTAAGGACGGTCTAAAGGTGTTGGGGCCTTGGCATAGGTCCCACAAGAAGCGCACTCCATATCAAGCATATAGGTAGCCAACTCGTAGTCGTTAAATACACACTTAACATTCCAGACATTAGAGTTGCAGATTGGGCACTCGTGAAGGACCTCATTTTCATAGTCCATAGTGCCCGAATAATCGGGTTTAAGTTCTCTCCAAGAAAGGCTCATTGCCCTCCCCAGCCTCCACCCTTAAAGATGACTCCAGGGGTATTCCAAACCCGTACCATGTACACCTTGCAGGTTTGGCACTCCACTGGTTCCTTTTGGTCGTGCACACTCAAAATTACCGTAACCATGCCCCCGCAGGATTCACACATATACTCATAAGTAGGCATTACTTCTCCCGGTATTTAGGGTTTTGAATGTTATTAAATATTTCTTTCTCGTACGCTAACTCCGCCTTTCCGGCTACAAGATGAGCCAGGGCGTATGAGTCTGCAGCGTTATCGTCAGAAAACTCTATACCCCACTTTTTGTAAACGTGTAGAAGAATCTGGTTTTTCTGTATACCTTGGCCTTTGCCCGTTACGTACTTCTTCAAAGTAGTTGGTGGAATTATGTAGGGATACTTACCCTCAAATCCATCTAAATACATATAACAAGTTAGTTTTACTACCCCACCTAATTCCCCAGCCATGTTAGCCAACTGAGACCCAAAGGCGTACCCCTCCATAGCAACAACTACTTCGTCTGCGGACTTGGCTATGGCTGTGAGGCTGTTTTCTAAGTTTCGGCCAATCCAATAAAGGCGGTCTACATGAGTACCTGGAGCTTTGGAAACCGTGGTCATCCACTCCCCGGTCTCAATATCCATTGCAGTAAACGCGAATCCTGTGTAGGACTGGTCAATCCCTATGGCAATTTTTTTAGCGTCTTTAGTAAGCCCGCCATCAAAAAACTTTAATCCGGACATCAAGTTTGGAATCTTTTCGCTCGGGTTTTAAACGTGTCGTTTGCAGTACGTCTGGTTAATTCACGGCTGCATACCGAGCTGCCTCGGTCGTAGTTATTAGCCATAGTCTCAATTAACTTGCGATAAGCGTACTTTTGAAGGTGCTCTTCCTTTAACTTTGCAATCTCTGGGTCAGCATCCACCTGGGCTTTAAGCAGTGTGACTGTGGAGTTCTTGCCGTTATGTAGCTGTAGAAAGCAACGGGCCTCTGCGTACTCTATACGACGCTCTAAGTCTTTCTCGTCTATTACCGCACAAGAAAGCTGGGTGTTAACCCAGTCTGAGTAAGCCACAAACTTTGTGTACATCTCCATCAAGTCTTCATCACTGATAGTAGTAATGTCTTTAGGAAGTACTGGCTGCTCTAGTTCAGCGTCTAAAGAAAGCTCTATGCCTTGTTCATTCAAGGTAACAATTGCGTTATGACTAGTGGAATCTACAATCAAACTACTTCTTTTCATAGATATACCCCTTGCAGTTATCGCAGCCAGAGGCGCCCATAAGATTACAAATAGGTGGTCGACCACTTTTCAGACCATCCACAATTTCTTGCGCTGCATCAAATAAATGCGCGATGCCAAAGTTAGACTTAGGAATAATAAACTCTTTTACTTCCTGGTTTACTTTTGACTCGTAAATAAAAACGGCTTCTTGTGGTGGATTGGGTACACCAGACAGCTCTATAAGCTTCAGGTAAACCTGCACCTGGGATATGTGCGACTCAAAAGGAGTCTGTAACTCTGCCCAAGCTTTAGGAAAGTCTGCATCTGAGAAGTTGCGATTGTTGGTGTAGTAACGGAAAGACCCTACTCCAATGGACTTAACTTCTAGGAGTAAATCAGAACCGAAACCTTTTAACCAACCATCTGCATGGCCAGTTATTCGTAACGCCTCGTTCTCTAACGGCACCTCTTTGTAAATCCAATGTTTTGCGGGGTCTAAGTCGCTAGATAAAGCCCATACATCTGTGCCGTCCTCTGGACACACAAATCGACCATACAGGTTTCCCATTTCCTTAAACCATGTTTGCCAAATATCGTGAATACGATGGCCTTGTTCAAACACTAACTCGCGAGTTAATGTAGTGCTTTGTTTTACAGGCTTTTCACCTAGGATGTGAAAGAAAGATGCTCGGTGGCACCAGGACTTAGAAACCATCTGTGATGGGTGAATCCAGTTTTCTTTTCTTCCGGAATCAGTGCTAAGTTTCTTAGCGATTACGTGACGCTCTACCTTGCCTAGAACTCTTGTTGAGCCATTGTTAGCCTTCAAGAACGCTGACATTGCTGAGCTTTTTTTCTCTTTTTGGATTGTCATTGGTTCTCCTTCTCCGAGAACCCTACCACGTCTCTTACTTCTCGTTCAATACCCATTCCTTGAGTGTCATGCCCTTTTTGTTCGCTTTACGCTTTAAGGCATTACGCTCACGGTGGGACATCCCGCCCCATATTCCGTGGGGCTCATCAGTCCTATCGGCTTCAAGCAAGCACTCTAACCTAACGGGGCACGCGGGCTTTCCGTCTTTACCAAAGCAAACAGCCTTGGCTTTATCTGCAATTTCTGTGTACAGATTCTTATCTCGTGGCGGGTACCACAACTCCGTGTCCATACCGCGACACTTAGCTCGGTAACGCCAGTCTTCGTCGTTCGTAAAAGGCAAGTAGGCTCCTTATTGAGTCTACTTCTCCTCCGTGTGCTCCTCCTCTAAGTATAGAGGAAAAAGCAAGCTATCCCTGAGGTCCATAAAGTCGTCCTCAGTTAAAACAACGTAGTTTTGATTGTTTAAACTGAAACCAAGTACAGGCGTTCTGCCGTCCAGGATAGCCTCTGTGACTATCTTCTCTAGGACTGCGGACTTCATTGTGAAGGACTTTTTTCCTGTCCATTTGTGTTCGATGAGGAGGTCATCAGAACGTACATCGCCCTTCCTGGACCAAAAAGCACCCGAGCCAGCATTTCGACTACCACCAACCAGCTTGGCAAGTCTTCGCTCGTGCTTTTTACTTTGTTTCTGGCCTTCACTCTTCATCCGGCTCCACATCAGGGTCGGCTCCTAGGGTCCCATGGTTCTTAACCACGTCTAGTACCTCACGCTGTAAAGACTCCTTGAGGTCTATCTCTTCGCGCAAAGAAGCTAACAAAGCGTCAGCACCCTGCCACTGTCGTCCAGCATAGCGGTAGTAAGACCCGGCTCTGGTTATGACTTTGTATAGGTACCCAAGAGCAACAATCTCTTTAGCAAAATCGAACTCGCCTTTGTCTACGGCACCGCCCTCAGCAAAGTAAAAATCAACAAAAGCTGACTGGGACGGTGGAGCAGTTTTGTTTTTCTTTGTCTGAAACTTGATGGTTTGTCCAATTCTTTTCTTCTCTTGACCCGTTCCGGATTCAATCCAATCGTCTCGCTTTACTTCTACGCGAGTGAAGAAGAAATAGTTCTTTGCCTCTCCACCTGGAGTTGTACGGGGGTCACCATATGTAACGCCAATCTTCATGCGGTATTGGTTAATTATCAAACCAATAAATGGTCTTTCAGGATTTATTAGACTTCTGCTTCCTGCTTTCTCATTTTTCTAAAGAATTTAGCCATCAATGCAGCAGCTCTGCCAACGGTGAAATCTTCAATATTCTTTTCATCCTCAGCAGCAGGAACTAAAGCTGGTAGTGAATCAATAACTACACAGTCTACTTCCTTAGTTTCAACAATATCTAACACGGCTGCGAGTGCTATCTCCATGACATTTGTGTTTAGTACGTGAACGCGCTCTAGGTCAACGCCAAGCATCTCCGCGTACTCAGGAACCCACTGTTCTGCAGCAACCCATACAGTTAAAAAGTTAGGGTCTCGTTTCTGGTTTGCAGCAATGGTCTTTAGAGCTAACGCTGTCTTTCCATTACTCGCCTCACCAACAATTTCATGCCACTTGTTTGTAGGCCAACCTCCGCCAAGGATTACATCCAAAGCTAAAGAACCTGACGGCACTCTGGTACTAGGAAGAACCTCTGAGGCCATAACCATGGTGCCTTCACCATACTTCTTATTAATTAAGGCCTTTACCTTGTTAAAACTCATTCGCCAATCTTTCCAATAATAATGTTGGGATTAAAGTTATTAGCGGTCGAAACCTGTTTTGCTGCTTGCGTAGGCCCCTCGGTCGGAACTCGAACTCCCGGAGCTCCCGAACCAGACTGTTGTATTGGATACCCGCAGTCGTAGCATCGAGCTCTTGCCTCCGGCGTGCTCTTTCCGTAATTCCCACTCGAACAATTCGGACACCGTGATGCGTTCATCGCGCTCTGAGGCAGGGCGTTTCCACTCGGGGTATGCGTCATAGGTGCGGGTTGGACAACAGGAGGAGTAGCTCTGCTCTGTGTCGTAGCTGGTTGTGTGTTTGGAGTATTTGCTAATTTTCGTGACCACCAATCGCTCATTTAGTATTCTCTCTTTTCTATGTCTGAAAACGTACCAGTAATTTCAACTAAACCCAACTCCGCAGCTGCACTAAACGCGGTTACTAGACCAGAAAACCCTACCTGCTCATAGAACTCTTTCATGAACTCATACTCTTTTTCAAGCTTAGACAAATCAGTTCCAGATTCAAATAGTTGTTGCTTTTGTATAGTTGAAATAGTTTTTGCGTTTATTTCTGCCATAACCGCTATAAAGGGAAAGAGTGGTAAAACTCTAGCAATTCTGGCTCGGCTATCTTCTTCTTCTTTTTGCTCTCCCTCTTCAGAAGCGGGAGTCATGTCAAACTCTTTTACAACAGTATTTGGAGTATCAACTCCAGCGTCGTACATATACCAACGAACTAAGGTAGTGACTGGTATGGAGTTTGTAAAAAACTCTTCCCATCTATCTTCTCTTCGTTTATTAAAAGGCCACATTATTTGGCATCACCCCACCGCTTTACTACTGCGATGTCAGCAATTAGAGGAACCTTAAGTATGTTGATGCCTTCCATAGCCTCTCGCAAACTGTTGACTGTCTCTTCTACAAGATGGTCAGGTGTTGTGACAACCAATTCATCGTGTACGGTCAGGACTATCCTAGCCTCTTTAGGCAACATCGCATACGCTCGAACCATGGCTATTTTAATAATATCTGCCGCGGAGCCTTGGATTTTAGTATTAAAAGCTTGTCTCTCTGCAGCTCCTCGCAGACCTGGGTCCTTTGAAAGAATCTCCGGTAGATACCGACGACGGCCTGTAATAGTAGTGACATACGGAGGGCGTCCTCGTCTAGTTACTCCTAGTACCTTTGCTCTGTAAGAAGAAACTGAAGTAAAACTCTCCGCAAATCTGTTAAGTAAGTCTTTTGCGGCCGTTACGGAACACCCAATAGAACGAGCAATCTTGTCAGGCCCGACACCATAAGCCATAGAAAGAACTAATACCTTGCCAGCTTTTCGGTCCACACCCATAGTGTCTCCCACGGTTGTGTAGATGTCGCTACCCTCTAGGTAGTTCTTCATCATAATCGGGTCTTGGGAAAACGACGCAATTACTCGCGGTTCTATCTGTGAGTAGTCCGCAACTACCAACGACTGACCCTCGGGAGCAATAAATAAATTTCTAATAGCCTTTCCATGAGAAGTGTGCGGTGCGGGAACGTTCTGCAAATTAGGGTTTCTACTAGAGAAACGGCCCGTCTCTGCTCCGTGTTGAATAAAGTCAGCGTGAAGGCGGCCTTTAATAAGTAGGCTGTCTTTGTACTCTACTTTAGAACGACCTGCAGTTGTACGGGTAACCTCGCCACCTAAGTATGGTGTTACGTAAGTTGTTAAAAGCTTATTTATATCGGCATACTGAAGAAGGGCTGTTACAAGTGGGTCTCTATCTCGGTACGGCTCTAATGCTTCAGCAGAAGTTGAGTAGTCTGATATCGAAAGTTCTTTTCCTGAACGCTCATGCTCTTGTCCTTTTGTAGTCAAGACTTTTGGTTTTAAGCCTCTACCGCCAGAATCTTTAGGGGAATACAAAATCCATTGCTTTTCTGAATTTGAGTTGATGTTGAACTCTCTACCAGCAGTTTTCCAAATAGTAGCCTTTGCTTGTTCCAAGTCTTTTTCTAGAGACTCTTTCAACCCGTTTAACGCATCAACGTCAATAACAGCACCAGTTAACTTCATCTCACAAAGTACTCGAAGTACATCCATCTCTAAAGAAACAACGCGGGATAGGTCTGCAGCCTCAACCTTTGGAAGAAGGGCCTTCCATAATAAAAACGTGTACTTTGCATCAAGGTAAGCGTATTGAGCGACCTCGTCAAAAGAATGGCTTTCCACTTCTTTTCCAACACCTTTGACCATGTCGTAGTTAAACTCTCGCTTCAAACAATCATCTAAACCGCATTTGTTTTTGTTACGGTTATCGACGACAAAAGAGACGACCATTGTGTCGAAATACGGCGGTTCTGGTACACGGCCTTTGTAATACTTAGCTACGGAAGTAAGGTCAAACACTAGATTGTGACCAATTGTCAATATGTCTTTGGAGAAGAGAAGTGGCTCCAAAGCTTTAAATACTTCAGCGGGAAACAGCTGTTCTGGGGGTGGGCCAAAAACTTTAGTTGCTTTTTTCTTATCTCGCGAGTAGTCACTAGGGCGCAAAGACAAGCCTTGTTGTTTTCGTAACTCGCCTTGTCCTGTAAGTGGAAATATCTCCTCTATGAACTCACCGTTTGGGTGACCCATAGGAATAACATCGCATCTCCCGTGCGTAGCGAAGGTAATCCACAAAACTTCGTTTAGAGGCGTAATGCCTCGATTTGGACCTACAGTTTCAACGTCAAAAGCAAAGGCATCTTGCGTTAAATAGTGCTCAACCATTTCGTTGAGTGCATCGGTAGTAGTAATGATGTTCATATAAGTCCTAGAGGTTGATGGCGGGGGCTACGTGCGAACCCCCGCCTTCAAACACTATAGAAGAGCCGACGCGATTTCGTCTAGTTCTTCAACAGAGTGACGCTGAATAACGTCAGCTGTGTATGGTTCGACTTTTGAAACAAAGTCTGCAGCAGCCTGAGGGTCGACTTTCCAGTCTTCCATCAAGTCTCGTTCCTTAACAGGCATAACTGTGTAAGAGGTTGCAGCGTTCTTACCAGAGCGAAGAATTACCCAATAATTTTGAGTAAGTGGTCCCTGAGGTGAGAAGTGTGCTGCGTGGATTGCTTGGAACAGGCGAGCGCCTGCAACAATCATCTGCTTCTTTGGGCCCTCTTCGTTGCTGAAATTAACAACAGAGAACGCACGCTTGTTTTCCGGACGGTCTTCAAGCTTTAAGCAGAGTGGGCACTCTGCACCAATACAGGTGTAAGAGCGCTTACCAGTTTTGTTGAGGAAGTGTTGCTTGTAACTAGCGAAAGGTCCGTCAGAATCTAGAAACTTGAATACTTGGTATTCGCCTTCAGTGAAGCGGACTTCAGTTGGAAAATCGCTGGTAGAGGAAGTTAGTTTTTCTGCTGCTTCCCAACCGGACGATACGATGCCATCCATAGATGGCTTTGTTGATGATTGAGCTGGACGCTCATCGATTGATTCTTCAGTTACATAAGCTGAAGCATCTGGGGCATTTTGCTGAATGGCCATAAGCCTTTTTCTCCTTAGTTTAGTTCGTCTGCGCGGATTTGTTCCCACGCCTCGGCAACCTTGTCAACAAGGTTCCGGTGTAGGTCCCAGTCTACCCTATCCGCATCAAGTAGACCAACCGAGGCAAATATTTTTACCGCGGCATCCACCATAGCCTTACTGTAAAGCCGACGACCTGCGTAGACTCTCCCGTTACTCCCTGTTGTATCAGGGAGTCTGTATGGCGCTGATGGAAACTTACCGTCGTCCATCCATTGACGCAAGGTCTTTGGCGAACGATTTAGTGCTTTGGCGAGGGAACCTAAAGTGTATAACTTTCGGTTAACTCCACCTATTAACTTTTCGTAGTACTCGTCTTCCCACGATTCAGTTTTTTTCTCAGCCTTTACTGTTTGTTTACGGCGCTTGCGTTTACTTTGTGGGTAAAACTCATTAAGTTCCGAAAACGTTTTGTCAATAAAGTCTGACATCGAATTATGCCTTTTCTAGAATTAAAGCCCATGTAACCTTATCAGGAAACATGGTGTCAATATCCTCGTCAGTAAGACTTCCTTCGTAGTACGCAGCCATAATCGCGTCCTCATCAAGAATTTCAATAGTCTTGATGCACTTATCTCTTAAACCTTTTGAAGCTAGCAGAGTTTCTGCAGATTCTGGATTAAAAGACTTAGTAGCGCGACGTTGTTTGATAACGTTTTTAATTCCGCTAACTGCGTCATTGATTTCAAAGACAAAGTGCCCTTTGTCAGATTGTTCGCCGTAAGCTTCTGCAGCAGAAAAAATTCTGCCCTTTACGTCGTCCTTGCGTTTATTTAATAAGTCGACTTCGTCTTTCAATGATTGATATTGACGAACTTCAGACTTTACTGTCTCTAGAACAGAGACTTCCGATATTGCCATTTGTTGTACCTCCTATTAGGTAGGCACAACCGTAGACCACGCTAAGACTTGGTGTCAACCCCTGATACGTAATCTTCCAGGGCTTTTATGATGACGCTTGTGACGGTCACCTTCTCCTGGGCAGCACGGGCTTGGACAGCGGTCCAGAGCTCGTCTGAGACTCGGATTGTCCGGGTCGGAGTTTTCGGCGCGTTAGGCATTTAAATATTTTAACATAATTAGAGTGTGTAAAACCCTAATAAAATTATTAATTATTCTTCGAAGCTTGCATTTGACAAGCTAGACCGACGTGTCGCGAAGGAACTGGCTTAGGCTGCCAATAGTTAAATCTACTCCGCCTTTGTCGTTGATTCCAGTGCCGTCTATGACTGCTGAAGCTACAGCGTTCTTTTGCTGAAGGGCTTCATGCTGTCTCGCCTCTATAGAACCACTGACCAAAATGTCTTGTATGACAATCGTGGACCATTCTGAAGAAGCCCGATTGATACGGCCATTTCTTTGAATAGCAAGTCCAGAAGACCAAGGGAGGTCGAAGTTAACCAACTGATTTGCAGCAGGCAGGTCTACCCCATAACCCCCAGCATCGCTTGATATCAATACGCGAACAGATGGGTCGGTATTGAAAGCAATCTTGTTATCTTCCTTAGTCTTAGCATCTATACGTCCAGAATAAACCCGACACATATCTGGGCCCAGTCGTTCTGCAATCATGTCTAGTATATCCACGTACGTGCAGAATATAACTATTTTGTTTGATTCGCTTTGGTCTAGGAATGCCTGAACATAGTTAATCAATACGTCTAGTTTGGTGTTTGGAAGGTCTTCTAACAAGCCTGCGTCTTGTAGCTGATAGGCGTACGAAGAGCCCTCGCCAGTTGCTTGTGAGAACTTTTGGGCGCTTTGTTTAATTAAAGCAGGCGAACAACAGAGCATCTTCAAGCAACCTATTTTTGCCATGATTTGACCACGCAACTCGTCGCCCTGACCGAAGTCGCGTTCATATCCATAATGAGCTAAAAGATTGAAATTGGAGCCGAATAAAGCTTGAGCGTTATCCAAGTCTGTTCTCAAGTCATCCACAATCTTCGTGTAAAGCTTTGCAGACTTTCGGTCAAGAACTACTTGAATCGGTTCTTTGTATATAGCATCCGGAAGATAGGGGGCAACGTCTGAATCTTTTTGCGATTTTCTAACAGCTGCTTCTTTAAGGCGCGTATGAAGAGTATCGAGATTGCGGTACCGAAGAACACCGCCCCAATGATTACGTACAATAAATGCTTTATCAAAGATATCGAACCTTCCCAATACAGAGTCATCAACAAATTGCATGATGCTAAAAAGCTCTTCAGGCTTTCCGTTCTCTATTGGAGTACCGGTTAACGCGAACTTGTACGGAGCATCTGCGAGTTTTTTAACTGCTTTTGAACGTTTTGAACGAAAAGACTTAATAGCAGTAGCCTCATCTAATACTACAAAACCTCTGGGTAATTTTTGTACAAACTTCCAATCGTTCACCACTTGTTCATAATTCATAATTACATAATCTACGCCAGTTTGTTTCCAGCGATACGCTTGGTTGTACTGTGCTTCGCGTTGGGACGGTGTGCCGTCAATTACTAAAGGACGCGATGTTTTTTCTGTGAACTTCTTTATTTGGTTAGCCCATTGATACTTTAAGCTTGACAAACAAATTATAAGACCGGGCTCTTTTATCGCGCCTTCGTCCATAAGTTTCTCTAGCGCAGCAATAGTTAATACGGTTTTACCCAGCCCTAAGTCGTACGCCACTAACAACTTTTTTCTAGCGCACATCTTGTCTACAGCCTCTGGCTGATAAGGTAAAAGCTCGCCTTTAAATGTCATCAGTAATCCCTAAGGTTCTCTCCCAGAAATCTTTAGTATCTAGTATATAGTTTTCGTCTCCTGTTAACAGGAACAGCAAAGACATGAACGCGTAGCAGTCCTCATGGCGCCACCAAGTCTGGCACTTATGGTCTTCTATATTCGGGCATTTGTAATAAAACTCTTTTACAATCCGAACCGCGTCATCGAATGACTTCATAACAGCTTTGCTATACGGTCGGAAACAATAGTGTTTAAATGCTCTATAGGTCCATAGTTTAAAACTTCGTAGTCTGCTTCGTAAGTGTCCATCTCAATCTCTGAAATATGGTCGTTAATCGGACCCACTCCTTGACGTCTAATTCTCCAGATTTCGCCACCTAAATCTTTTATAGCATCAGCCTCATTTTGAAAGCGAACATCCGAAATAACGTAATCTTTATGCGGGTCAAGCTCTTCAAGCAGCGCTCCTACCCAAACGTCTGGATGTATGTGCTTTCGTGCTGAAACCCCAAGAGCTTGCATATAGCGTCTTGTTTCTGCTTGAGCTTTAGTAACTTCCCAACCGAACTCAGATACCCATTCGTTTAGCGTCTTACCGTTATACATAATTGGATTAACGTGCAGCAGCATGTTGCGTATCTTGTCCGCAAATGCGGCTCTGGTGTAGCCGTGTTTAGTAACTAATGCATTAGCAACGGTGTCTTTTCCGGAACGTGCGTAGCCTGTTAGTCCAATTATCATCTGAGCGCCTTCTCTCCGTGTAAACAGTGTCGAGCTGAGTCTAAGCCCTGAATAATCTCAGATTTACTCATACCGCCTA